AGCATTTTCATAGTCGATATCTATATCGAATACGTTGCTATCTCCATCTATTATGTAGTCTAAATCAAGATAAGATGTATCAGCACTCTCTGCTAATTTAATATCGAATTGGTTTGAACCGCCTGATACTTGCACATCTATATCGGCGTAGTCAGATGAATATAGCCCACCACTATTCATAAGAATATCCATTTGGTTGCTATCACCTTGAAAGTCAAAATATCCAGTTACACTATCTGATTCGAAAGCGTCTGATCTAAAAATGTTACTGTCACCTATTTGGTTGATAGTGAGAGTCATGCTTGTCCCGTCTAAATCTAGAGCGGTCATAGTTCCTGAAACAGCAGATGTTCCACCAATTAAGTTACCACTACCCAATTGCTCAAGTTTAATAGTTGCATTAGATCCACTTTGATCTACAAATATTTCGTTATCAGCTGCCAGCCCTAAAGAGAAAATTAATAATATATATCGCATCATAAGTTGTAATATTTCCAATACCCGACTTCCTCACCTTGCGCTATTATGTCAACAATACCAGTTTCTATTGCAGCTTGCAACGCTATAGATTTGCTTTCATTCATGGCATTTCCACTCTCAAACTCTACAAGCTTTGTACCATCTGCTATATATCTAAAAAAGTCATTTGATAACCCAACAGAAAGTATGGTTTTAGTTGTCAAATTCTCTAAAAGTATTTCGCCTGTAGATACTGAAACTACTCTTATAGATACAACAACTGTATCTTCTCTATATTGTTTTGAGTTGCCAATTCCTAAATACCTGGCTCCAATACCTCCTGTCAAAAGATTGGTATTGTAATCAATTATGCCACCTTCAAATATCAAACCAGCAAAAAGTAATGGTAATTGATCTATATTGTCATTAAATTTTTCTCTTGTTGATCTGATTATTTGTCGTTCTTTTGTTAAGTGATCTATACCAACACGTTCCAACAACTCTAAAAATTCAGATTGTTTTAAAGCTCGTATCAAATATGTTTCAGGCGCTTGTGTTAATGCTGTAGAAAAGCTTGCATAGCCATCTATTGATTTTCTTTGTCCTGTCAGGTCTTGAAATTTATAAACAGCAACTACAGGTTTTTCAGATGCTAAAGGCACCTGTTTAATTGCTTGTGTAATTGGTTCATTAATAAAGGCTGACTTAGAAAAACATTGTGCCTCGCCAACGATAGTGACTAAGTCTTTATAGTCATTATCTGGATTGTCTAAACAGGGTGATATGTATTGTAAATGTGTTGTGCAACTAGAAACCAAAGTCCCCAATAGGAATAGTGATAGTAGTTGTTTCGCCAGTTGTTTCATTAAATATAGTCATTGTAATATTTATGCCGTCAGTCGTCCAAGTTATGATGTTATCAAACAAAGTAAAAGTACCTTCGTCTGCAGGGTTTTCACCAAACAACTGATCAACTAACTGCCTAGACAATTGAGCATATACTCTTGATTCGAAGTTTCTAAGAAACCTAGCAAGTGTTGTGTTTTCTGCATCTCTTTCTAGTTCTTCTTGCAAAGCTTTGATCTCTGCATCCAAAGCTTCTCTTCTGGTGTATTCTTGGTTCTCTATTGTGAGGTAGTGTGCTGAAGTTCCTTCGCCACTAAAAGATGGGCTTTTAAATTTAAATTTTATTTCATCTGTTTGGCTATATAGTGCCAAGCAGAATAGTAAAAATACAAAATATGTTCTGTCTCTAGTCTTTTCTTTGGTCATCTCTATCCGCCTTAGCTATTTTATTGCTATCTATTAGTTGTGGCACTCCCAATATGGTTTTAATTAATGTGTCTTGTCTAATTATTTCATTATCTAAACTTCTTACTCTGTCAATCAAAGCCACTAGGATGCCGTGTTGTGAATCTAGTTTTGTGCCCAGTCTTTGCTCCATAGCTGTTATTTGTTCTGCTACCTTTTCATCAACAACATCTAATTTATTCTCCATCCCATCCACAATACGCATAATGAGTTGGTAGATAAACCAGCCAAGTCCTAAAGCTGCCGCAATAGGAAACCCGACTTGTTGAATAATGGTAACTACTTCGTTCATTTAAGTGAGTAACCTGATGTTCCAACGCATGTGTATCTGAGAAATGGAATTGCGTTGTGCTGTCAGCAAGTCAACAGGTTACTCGTCTCCTTTGTGTGAAGCGCCAAAATAAAAGGATATAACTGCTGATGCTAATCCACCCAAATATCCAAGCACTAGGTTTATTAAAGCTTCTGAGTTTTGTTCAGGTGGTTGTAATGTAACTAAAAATATGTAGCCCATAAAGCCACCGATTGTAATGAAACCAAGGAGCTTAGATGTCCAATCACCGCTGAATGCCTTTCTTGCATCTTGTATGTCTTGAGTCTGCAATTTGTAAAGGTCGACTTCAAGCTCCTTCATTTCTTTTTTAAACTCATTGTCTAAAGCTTTTAATTCTTTAATTTGTGCAGGAGATGGTTCTTGTAAAACTTTCTGCACAACATGTGGTTTTGCTTCTACACCAAGTTTTTCAGCAATAGCTTTTACCGCCATCCCCCCGAGAGGGCCGCCGATAGCTTGTCCTAATGTAGGAGCAACTGTTCCGAGTAAATTTTTTGCTAATTTATCTAACATAATCCTATTTCATTTCTGTCTAAACCTAATGGTTTATCAGTTATACATCTTATCATATCTTTTGGTATATGAGCGTATGGCTCATTATCGTCATGATAGGTTGGGTCAGGAGATAGATTCATTCTTATATCATATATGTGATCTGGATCCCATTCATGATAATAAAGTCCATCTGTCATAGCATATACTGTAATGAAAGGTATGCCTGTTGACTTTGCAAACATTGCTCCTTTCATTAGCTTTGCAACTGATAATATAAAAGTATCGTATTTATCGTATTCAAAGCTACGACATTTTACTTCACACCAATAACACTTATCTGCTGATTCTATCCAATAGTCTAAGCCGTAAGTAGTGGGCAGTTTATGGCAAGTGACATTCCAGGCGCCTTCTAAAAATCCAGCGACTCGTTCTTCACGTTTTTGATCATCTCTTGTTTCTAGGCTTGGTATTTTCATATTTTATAATTCCTAAGACCCAATTTTCTGCACAATCTTCAGCATACGATTCGGAATGCTTATGCAGTTTAATAGTTCTTATTACATCTCCTTCATTGTATATATCTACCTCATACCCTTGAGGTGTTTTAATTATCTTGGCATGTCTATCTGATGGATCGCCCATTTCAGTTACAACATTTCTATCAGTCTTCATAATAAGTTGGGTCGACAGCAACTAGTCTTTTAGTTGGCCTACCTTTACCTCCAATCTTTATGTCCATTTCTTGTACTTCACCTGCGTTTTTAAGTCTTTCAATAATTTCTTTCACTTCGTATGACTTCATACTTCTAAATAGTTCACCTCTATCAACTTCTCTTTTTGAGATTCCAGTATCGCCTCTTGATCTGATAAAGGACAAAACCTGTTTTATTTTAGATTCAGTAGCAGATGATGCAACCTTATCTCTACAAGCTTCTATAAACAATAAGTCATAATACCTAACATAATCAATACACCATTTAGTAACTTGTCCAGAGATTTCTTTGCAGTCTGGATTATCAGCTAGGGCACAAGCAAGAGAAAGACGCATAGCTTTTTCCCTTGTTCTAGAAAGCAAAGGTTCTAAATTATCTTTCTCCAGCACTTCTTGTCTTTTTATTATTTCTGCAGCAAATTCATTTAAGTGTTGTTCCGCATCTGCAGAGAAAGGTATTACATTTGGTTTTAGATCAAGCTCTGCGTTATTCAATTCAACACCAGCAAACTCAGTTCTTGATCTTCTAATCCAGTTTATCCAGTTAACTATACTTAAAGGTGCTTCTTTAAACTTCTTTAATTGTTGTATTTTTCTAGGTTCTTTGGATTCAATCACAATAAATCTATTTAAGAAACCATCTGCTATTCTTCCTGAGTTTAAAGCCTTGTAAAAATTTTGTGGTACAGATAATCCAACTAAAGTAATAGCTGGTTTGTGAGTAACCCTATTCATAGCTTGGTCTTTGTACTGGTCAGGCACACTCATCAAAGAGTAATTATCTGGTCTAAGTGTGCCGTGACACCTCCCCCAAGCTTCCATTAGTGTTTGTATCCCGTCTTCTCTATTGGTATTTTGTTGTGAGCCGATAGCTTCTAGTCTTTTACCAAACTCATCCATAATTGTTATTTGTGTTGGTCTATACCGCAAAATAGAGTGGACAGCTCCAGATGAAGTATAGCCGTCACCAACAACTAAATCAGAATGTTCTGACATGTTAAGAACTCTTTCAATAAAAGATTTGATGTTCTCTTTACCCTGCCCAGACTTAGCTATTCCCATAAAATATAAAGAAGAGAAGTTGTTCATGTTGGTTCTATATAATCTGCCGCAGACAACGCTAGTTAAAGCTAAGGCTCCAGCTATAGATAATTCTGGTTGTGATACTTGTGCAATTTCCTCACAAAATTTATACATGTCTTTTAGAATTCCAGGTGGGTTGAATAAATCTTTAGGTGGTATGACTTGTTCTTTTGCATTAGAAAATAAGGGAGCCTTTTGATTCTTTCTGTCGTGTGTTTGTTTAACACTTTCTACAACTGAGTTTACTTCTACTTGTGATAATGGTGGACTGTTCTGCATGTTCCAGGACTGCATAAAGAACTTAGCAAAATCTATATTTATATTTTTAGATATAAGGTAGCCAGCAAGCCTAGCCGCTTGGTCGTTTCTTGAGCCTTCATTAACACCTTCTAATGAGAATGGTGCTGTACTTAAAGTTCCATTTGCTCTCTTTCCATTGCCTGTTATTAGCTCCCATTGCTTGTCAGTAAAGTCTGGTAAGTCATCAAAATCATCGACATCCCACTCAGGTATAATTTGTGGTCTATAGATGTTGCCGTTAGCATGTTTATTGTAAGGCGCAATTATTAAACCACCCTCGCCACGAATATCTATAAGTCTTTCTATTGGTGTGTCATTTGTTCTTTTAGTTGCAAAGGTTGTGTAGTTTTCAGGGTTGTTGTAATAGTAATGCATGCCTTTACCTGTTGTTACTTTAAATGGGGTAGGTGGCATATTATTATCGACCCAGTTCATAGCTTCTGGTGTGTCTGCATCAACTACAATAAAATGCCCACATATAAGAGCTACAACTAAATCATCTCTATCTTTAAACCATTCAATAACAGTTTCCCTTTTTGGTCTTTCTGTTTTGTATTGATGCCAGCCCCCTAAAAAAACAGGTGGTTTTTTATTTTTACGAAGTAATGGTATGACACTTAGTCCCTCATCATAGTATGCAAGGGCTAAGTCAAGTGGACTTTCTTCTTCTGATAAATTTAGGTTGAACACTCTTCAGCTAATATATCTTCGAGATTACCATAAATGGATTCAAAATCTAGCTTACCTTCGGATGCTCTAATGATAATTTTTGCTTGATCGACGGATGGTTGTCTATAACCATATCTCCAAGCCTTAACTGAGGCCTCTGAACATACAAATTTTTCAGCTGCTTTTTTTGTGCCTACAAATTCAATATATTCTTTTAATGTATATCTTTTCACTTCTCTCTCCTTATATTGTGGTTTAATGTTTAAAGATTCTAAAGCTCTTAAATGTTTTGTAGAAAGGACTTTTGTCCTGTAGTAATAATTTGCTAACCAAGTATATTTCTTATTCATCGTTACATTTATGAACCTTAATGATTTACAAATTGTAGTTTATGTTTTATTATTATGTCAATAACTTTTAAGGAGAAGTATTAATGTCTTTCAAAGATAGAATTGTTAGTCCGAATGATTTAGTTGAAGATCAAGGGGCTAAAATACTCGTTTATGGTGCAGCTGGAGCAGGTAAAACTACTCTTTGCGGTACAGCACCTGGAAAGAAACTTATGATTGATATGGAATCTGGTCTGTTATCAGTAAGAGATCAGCAAGATATAGATGTCATACAGGTAAAAGAAGCAAAAGAAATCATAGAAATATGTGAAGCTTTGAAAAATGGAGAGCTAGTTTACGAAACTGTATGTCTAGACTCTATTTCTGAAATGTCTGAAATATTACTCAACTTTGAGAAAGCTAGACACAAAGATCCACGTATGGCATATGGTAATGTGCAAGAATCTGTAACAAATGTTATGAGAGCATATAGAGATTTACATATGCATGTTGTTTTTGTTTCGAAAATGGAAAAAATGAATGTTGATAACGTAATGCAGTATGAACCAAAAATGGTTGGTACTAAATTAGGGCAATCAATAACTTACTTTTTTGATGAGGTCTTAGCGTTAAGAGTCATTGAAGAACAGGATGATGATGGAGCCATTGTTAAAAACAGATGGTTGCAAACAGATGTTGGTCAAGGCTATACCGCTAAGGATAGATCAGGTAAGCTTGAAGGTTTTGAACAAGCAAATCTGACAACTGTTATTAATAAGTTGGGATTCAATACTCAAACTGCAGGAGGTAATAATGAGTGATTTTGATGGAGTGGAATGGTTAGAAAATATAACCAAACCAATAACAGAAAGAAAAGAGATAGCGCCTAAGGGTGTTAACACAGCTAGAATAATTACAGCTGAGAAATATAAATCAGAAGCTGGTAATTGGACTGTTAGAGTTGTATTCGAAATGAATAATGGTGATAACAGAGATCATGTTGAGTTCTATAATTTGTGGGCTACAAACCCAGATTCAAAAAGAATCTCAAATGAAATGTTTACTGCTTTGTCTAAAGCATGTGGGTTCAAGCAGTTCCCGCAGAATGTTCATGAATTAGTGAACAAGACTTTAGAACTTGGCATTTACCACAAAGATGAAAGTTGGACTAATAGAGAAGGTGAGCAAGTCAATTCAACTAAAACAAAAATAGGTGAATACTTAAGCCCTTTGAGTTCTACTTCTCCAGGAAGTAATGAAGCTAAATCTCCTCCGAGATTATAATTATTTCCATTTGGGGGCTCTGCCCCCTTTTTTTTGTTCAAAAAATGATCTAGTATATAGGAAATATCATTCATATATTCTCTCCTCGAATGGTTATTTTTTTATAGTGTATAAAAAAGGGAGCCTTACGGCTCCCTAATTACATATAACGCTAAAAGGGGTAATTAGCATGTCATAGACAGCGCTACATGTCCTCATATTCTTGTACTAATCTTTCTAAATAAAAGATTGCTTTCTTTAAATCAGAAATGTTTTGATCCTTGTATTTATGACGATGGATGTATTTTATCACATTACCTTCAAGATATGCTCTAAATCCAACTCCCCCAAGTTGTTGTTTAATGTACTCGATACATTCTAAGCCACCTTTATTGTAGTGAGGCGGATGGTTAATCATATCTTCTATATCGTCAAATGCTTGCATCATTTTATCTTCATCTCTGACTCGTTCTTCTACTTGTTCTAAAGTTTCGTAATCTTCAGGTTTTATTTTATCTATACTCATAGCTCTATCTCCACTAATTCTGGTGAGTTATATATAGTAGGTAAGTGCCTACCTTCTATAACTGATTTATATTCACCCAACAATCTATCAAGTTCGATCCATCCAGTTTCCATATCTTCATGTTTCATCTTGAAGACTTTGGATGCATATGGACTTTTCTTTTCTTGGGCAACAAACAAAAAGTCGGACACATCAAACCCAGCTCTTTCAAAAGCTCTTTTATACCAAGCTGCTTGTAAGTCATACTGATACTTTCTAACAGACATTGAAAAGTCTTTAGGTTTAACTGATTGTGTTGTTTTATAATCTACTAAGACTATTGTCTTGTCATCGTATGGCCCACTTAAAGGATATCTAATGATGTCAGCTTTAACTTTGCATAACATATCATTTTCCCACCAATATAAAGCGTTTTCTGCCGCCCTGTTAAATATCTGCGACGGGTACTCACTTTCATCTGGACTTAAAGCTTTTTCACTATACAGACCTAAGTTATTCTTCATACTATAGATGGTTTCTCTGTCGTTAGCATTGATGACTGTCAAGCCTCTTTTCTCATATTCACGCTTCAAATCTTTATTTGCTTGTGTGTATGGTGAGCCGACCAAACATGCTACCTCTTTATTAAAGACTGTTTCGCCTTCAACTATAAGAGCATGTGCCGCTGATCCAAATCTAAGAGCATGACTATCTTCCATTTCTTCTTGCAAGGCATGCAATTGCGATACCCCAAATCTTCTGATGGTTGATGAAGAGATACCAGGTGAGTTGTGGTATATCTGATTAGAGAGATCAGGGAAGTAATAAGCATCCCCTACAATTATATGTTCATGGCCTGCTAATGTTTCTGGTAATTCGTTCATTTAGTCCTCCTAACGCTTTTTGCCCAAGTAGCATCTGTTTTAAATATTTCTTCATATTCATAACCGAAGTTTTCAAATAGTTTAATAACTTCAGGAAAGCCCCATCTACGATCTACACGCAAGACATCACCGACACTTAGGTTTTTAACTTCTTCATGCCATTTAGACTTCATCTTTGGCCTCTCCTTGCTCAACACGATTGAACATGTCAAGTATGTGGGTTTTCTGGTCGACGGGTAATTTGCTAATCATACTGATCAGATTAACAACTTCTGTAGTAGTATTGTGCATCTGGAGCTCAAGCTCTTCAGATGGTGTTAGATTGTTTATATCTTTCATAATTCGCTCCTGTTGACATTATAACTATAATAAGTATATGATGTCTACTATAAGTAATAATTAGGAGGAGAAAATGTCTAAATTATACAGAGAGTTTTACGATAATGTTCTTGATGACGTAAAGCGTCAGGATGCTTTTGCTGAAGCATACAACATGGGTTTTGAGTCACACGAAGAACTCGTCGGAAACTATCAAGAATGTCATATCAAGCATAAAGGTGTAAGAACTTTTAATGCCAATATGGAGGTTGACATTCTTTTAGGTGACTTTATACACTAAAGTCATTTTGTCGTATGCTTGCAATTAATTCTCCTTGCACATAGCATTGTGGTCTACAGAGGAACCAAAGCGACAAAATCCTCTGCTTTTATTCTAACACTTATTATTGTCGGGTTTTGTCATAAATAGCGTGACGCCGCATAAGTGCATGTACAAAGGTTTTGGCAATAAAATCATTTTTTTCATTTTTGTCATAGAGCTAGAACTAAATATACTTTATTTAAGTTCATTTGCTTGACAGCAGTAATTATGTGTACTAGTATCTGAAACTATACATATAAGGTTATGTAGGGGTTCCTTGTATCTATTGGGCTAGATATAGCCCCTATCCTTTACTTCTACTATTAGTATCATCTAAAATACAGTCATGACAGAAGAAGTTAAGTCGGGGTTCGAACCTTTACTCGATACCTCAGAAGATCCAGCAATCGAATTTTTCAATCTATCTAATAAGTTAAATAGGATGCAGAGGGTATTTGTCTGGAATGTCGTTAATAATCCTAATATGAGTTATGTGGAGTGTGCCAGAAAGTCGGGTTACAAAGATGCCAGGCAGTCGGCCTATAAGTTATTGAAGCACCCTATCGTTAAGCAAGAGATTAATTATCTCATGGGCGAGGTCAGGAAGAAGTATGAGTTGAACCAAGAAAGAGCTGTTAAAGATTTGTATGACATTCGGGACGCAGCATTAGAGTCGGGTTCATTTAACGCAGCAATCGCAGCTCAGAATAGTTTGCTTAGGGTTGGTGGGTTAATTGTTGATAAGAAAGAAGTCAGGTATGGTAAGATCGATCAGATGTCGAGAGCTGAGATCGAGAATAGGTTAAAGCAGTTGATGGGTAATGAGATTATTGAGGGGACAATAGAAAGAACAGATGACGAGTCAATCTCGCCACCTGCTATCGACGAAGTCAAGGAAGACTCCGAACAAGATCAAGAGTAATATTTCAAACACTCTCACCTCCAATCATAAGATCAAAGAGATCATGTTCTTTGTTGTGTTGTTCGCACATAAAGTTAGAACAAGTACTGCGCTTAGTATCTAAATGCAGTCGTTTATTGGTTTCAAAAGCTAAGCACATAATCGGGCTATCGCAATACTTACATTCATAACCTAGAACAGCTTGTGTGGTGTTGTTAATTATTTCCCAAGCCATTATTCACCTCCTGTATTACTTCTTTAATCATATCTGCTAACCAAAAAACAGAACAGTTATCATTATCTTTGTTGGCTTTAATTAAAGTTTCTATACCTTCAATCATTTCTGTTTTACTCATCATTCTTCTCCTCTAATAGTTGTTCTACTCGCATATTTCGGCACTCCATCTATCAATAATTTCGTATGCTTCTTCTTTTATTTCTTCATCAGAAATATCTTTAAAGTCAGAAAACACTCGGGCAGAGATAAAGCCGTAAAGTGAATCCATATCATCAT